AGTTCGCCAAACTCGGCAACCGTCAGCCCGTCACGGGCTTTCATACGGGCGATTGATACGAACGCTCTAACTTTGTCGGAGAACGCCACCAGATCATTGGCGGCAGTCGTCGGCGCAGACGAAATCATGTCTTCACTCCCACGATGTAGATGGCAACGCTTGCGGAACTGGCGCCGTTGTTCGTGACCGACAACACCTTATTTGTGGTGGTCGTGGCCCAGCCGCCTTTGGGTGCCGTTGCGTACAGCACGCCGGCCGGCGGGATGGCCGTCGAATCGCTGGCGAAGTTTGTCCACCGGTTCGCTGTGCTGGTGGCAATCGCAAGCGATGCCGTAGCGGAACGGTTCTCAATCAGCAGCATCTTGACGCTGGCCAGAGACAGGTTCCCCGTACCACCGAACACAACAAGCGGCAGCGCCCGCAGGTCGATAGTCGCCGTGGCTGATGCGGCAACGGAAAACACGTCCTTCCAAAAGCCATTCGCCTGGTCATTGCCAGTGCCGTTTGCCAACGAGAGGGCCAGCAACGCCGTGACAGAGTCGGTGACCGTGGTGGTGGTCAGGTCGTCGGACCATGACGGCACGACGCGCAGTGCACTGGTGAGCGAAAAGGTTTGCGGCATCACTCTTCCTCCTCTTCTGGCGGCGCCGTGCTGGTGCCGAGGAGGTAAAGCGAGTAGCTGATTGGGTCTTCTGTCGTGTTGGCGATCCGCACGATTTTGTTGTCTTCAGTCACAATCCAGCTGTCGGTGTTGTTGATGGCGAACCACTCGCTTCCCGGCCCGACTTCGGCGGCGTAAACGGCCGTCGGCCTGCCGGGATCAACGCCAATTTTCAGCGAGGCACCGGAAGCGGTTTCGTTGTTCACGATCTTGATGAGCCGCAGCTGCCGGAACACGAACGGCACGGCCACGCCCAAAGCCGTCTGCTCTAGGTCCAGCAAATCAAAGGCTTCAATCGTCTCGCCTGCGATCGTCCGCTGGTCCGCAAACACCAGATCTGCCTGCCCGGCACCGGAGCCGTCCGCAATCGTGTAGTTGCTCAAGATGGTCTTGCGGCTGACAACGCTGCCAACTTCCTGCGAGTCGGTGCGAGTCCACGAAAGCGTGGTGCGCAGCGTTGCCGCCAGAATGTCGGTGACGGAATCAGCCATGCAGGAGCCCCATATCTAGAGCCCGCTTTGCGGCCGAAACGCTCACGCCCAAACGGAACGCCAGCAGTTCAATGTCAGCCCGTGTCGGCTGCGGGCGCGACGTGATCTTGCCCCACGTCTGCGGCTTCGGCGTAAACGTGGCAGCGAGTGAAACGATGTCGCTAGCGGACGCGATAGACTCGCGCCCGTCCGCACCACCGCGCCGCCAATGAGCCGCCTGGATCACGCTGCTGCCTCCTACCGCAAGCGTAGAGCGGCAGAAGGCGTAATCGGCAGTCCCTATGGACGCTTCGACTGCCGGTAGAAAACCAGCGCAATGGCGGCGTAACAAATCACGTCTAGTAGCGTGTCCTCGATGCCGTCGAACTCGCAACGGCCACGGCGGAAAAATGCTTTAACCCTGTGCATTTTGTCCATGATTCGGAGGATGCAGCCTGCCCATGGTTCCATGTTCACGATGTCGGCGCTGCTTCGGATGTTCGACAAAGCGTCTTCGTCAACGCCATAGTCCAGCGTCTTTTTCAAATGCAGCGTTTTGCATTCCTCCAGCACGCCCAGGAATTCGCGCGAGCCGGGCCGCAGGTCCGTCGCTGCTGCCACACCGTCACCCAACAGCCGAGGCTGGCGTGACTCTTCCAGTTCACGCTGCCCCTGCAGAATCCAGTCGGACCGATCAGACGAATACTTTTCGGCACTCGCCTGCGTCAGCTTTTTCCACCCGTCAACTGCCGACGTATCCGCCTGCGGCTGGCACTTGCCGCCCTCGCAGCAGCCGGCCACCTGCGGGAACAGTTCCGCCGGGCTCGGCGTCGATGCGTTACCGGCCAAGCGTGTTTCCACGGCGTCCCGCAGTGCCTGGTTGGCGGCCGTCAGTGTGTCAATCGTCGCTGTCATGGATGCCCTTTCATGAAGTAGATGAATGATGCCGGCGGCAAGCGTTCCGCTTGTGCCCGTGTAGGCGCCGCTGAACTGCCTTGCTCTATGTTCCAGACCCGTCAAGTATTCCGGCGTCATGCCCGTGGCCTTGGTGATGCGACGTGCATGGACGACAGCCCGCCGTCGTGGTCATACAAGAACGTTTCGCACGCCTGCCGCGAACCGATGAATCCGTTGACGCTGTGCCAATCGTCTGGCGGGCAGAGTGCCGGCGCGGTGCGGACGATCACGCCGTCGAGCGTCTCAATCGGCCGCTGCCATTCCGCAGCCTGTGAATGGAAATGCCCGGTATGCCATTCCCGGTATGGGCATTTGGCCCAGTGCTGCGAAGCCTCTAGCGCCATGATCTGCGGCAACTTTCGCTTGGCCCTGTGGCCGTGCGCGAAGCCCAGCAGATTCCGCCCGTGCGTAAGGTACTGCCGCCCGGTGAAATCCTCTTTCACGCGCACGGACTTTGAGTTGCGGAACCGTTCCAGCAGGATGCGCTGGAAAGTCCACGTCAGCACTTCGTCATGGTTGCCGTTGACGATCACGACATCCGTAGGCGCCGTCGCGGCGGACCGCTCAACGATCGACAGCAACGTATCGCAGCCCACCTGGATCATCTTCTGCAGGCGGCCGTCACGCTCGAGCGGTGTACCACTGGTGGTACTTCCATCTGGCCGATCGTAGTGAAACAGGTCACCGAGAAAAGCAATCGTGCGGCGGGCCGGCTTTGCAGCATTGCCAACGTCCAGCAGCTGCTGACCGGCCGCAGCGACCAGTTGTTCCGCAAGACTCAAATCGTAGTCATCGCCGCCGGTCGTGCGCGCCCAGGCGTATTTGCCGAAGTGCGTGTCTGCCACCACCAGCACCTGCCAGAGCCCTCCTTTGGGTGCCTTGACAGTTTTGGTCAAGGGCCGCCGGATGTCCCGTTTTGCAGCGGCAATCATCGCCGCCACGCACTCCAGCGTTGTCGGGCCGCCCCGTGGCTTCAGTCGCACGAACACGCGGTGCAACTCAATGCTGCCGCCGTCGCCATCGCCGCACTCCCATTTGGTCGCTTCACTAGCGGCGATCTCGAACAGGGCCATGTCGGCCTCAATGTGCCGCAGCAGATCCTCCACCGTCTTGATGCGGCGGCTGGTGCTGCGGGCTTCGAGCGTGTCGCCAGATTGCGACTGCGTCACCTGTTCCGCATCTGCGGCAGGCTTCGGCGCTGGCAGCTTGGCCGCAACGCTGTCTATGAGGGCCTTGCGTTCAGCCATGCGATGACGCCTTGTATGCCGGAGGTTTCCCAGCCACGTTCTTTGGCAGCCTCAATAATTGCGAAGCAATAGGCACGTTTCTGATGAATCGCCGGATTGAAGGCGTTGCGCACGATCTCCAACTCCGATTGGGCATCTGGGGGCAGGCGATCAAACCACGTGCGAAAGCCGGGCCTGCCATGCGCCGCACGAGACATCACGTCATCCAGCAGGCTCATCAGTCCTCCTGGTCGTCAGGCCGGCGGAATCCTTCGGCGTCGATCACGCCAGAAAGCGTCTCGGCAAACTCTGCCACTGCGTCTTCATGCAGATCCGGCCACCGGGCGTGAATCAGTTCGTGGATCAGCGTATCCAACAAGTCAACGCCAACCAACTTGTCCGCAATGCGGATAGTCTTCGTCGTGTAGTTGCACTGCCCGTCATCGTGACGAAGCCGCACGCGCTCGACTTTCCAGCGCTGATCACCGACGTAGACGGTTCGCCGTTTCCGTGGCATTGGATGCGCCTAGTTGCGTCGAATCTTGAACGAAGATCCTAGCGTCACTTCTTCGCCGTCTGCCAGCAGCGTTTCTTGGTCTGGCGTGAGCGTCTGCGTTATCACGTAGTCATTGGCAACACGCTCAGCAATCGTGCGAGAGTCAGTCGCGGTGCCAAGCGTGCAGTACGCCAAAACGGAAATTGGCGGCATTACCCACGTTTCTTCTTCTGCGTCGTAATAGAAATACACTGGGATTGGTCCACTAGGACTTGACGTGGTGGCTTCAATAATCTCAGTCACCCAATCACTGAACTGCACGACGGGGCGCTCGCCGCTGATGCGGACGTATTGACCAGGTTGCGGCATGTTGTCTGTATACGTCGTTTCCGCCTTGATGCACACGCGAAGCGACAGCGTCATAACCAGCGGGCCAAGCGTTGTTGTTTGAAGGCCGGGAAAGGTTTTTGCCTGCCTGCACGCAGACAGCATCCCATGGATTTTTTCTATGGAATACCTGGCCTCCGTCACGCTGCGCACAACTTTGGAAAGCGGTGTTTCGCCAGTAACCACCAGGTCGTTGACCGTAAACCTTAGCCCTTCCTGTGCTTCCTCAAGCGTTGTTTCTGAATTTCCAAACGTTCGTTGTTGCGTCTCGAATTGAACAAGAAAAAGAGGGCTGGGCTGTATCCAATATGGCGAACTCGATGCGGACTCGCCCTCAATGAAATAAGCGTCTACCGTGGACATTGGGACGGCCAGCACTTCGGTGCTGTCGCCATCAAGCGAGCCGGACCAGACGTTTTGCGAGAGCGTGTACCCTTGAAACGTAGTGCCGAACGCGATTGCAGGTGAGCCAGCAAGACGCATGGTCCGAAAAAACAAATCGTGCACGACGTGATTGAAATCGCCTGGCGGGCGATCGGCAAAAACAATCTTGCCGTCGATATACCCTTCGTCATCTGGGCTAGGCTGCACTTCGTTCCCGTACTCGTCTAAGCTCACGACTCGAACGTTAAATCCAGTGATCTCCGTGCCACACGCAATCGCGGAACTGTGCCACTGCTGTTCGCTCGGGGCCGCGCATTGCGCTACTAGTGCTGGTGGGCTCGGGTCAATTGTTGTCCCAAGCCCCCAGTAAGAAAACGGTCCTGTTGCGCCGGTGACGGGGACGCGCGGAATAAATCCTTCGTAGTTCACGGACGTGGGCACTAGCCCAAAGTCTGTGAAATCCTGCTGCGGCTGCACAAGGGGGGGAACTTCCGTACCGCCAACGGTTAGTCTGTTTCCCGGCGATGATTCGGCCGCAATCCCAATGCCACCGATAGACACAATTGCCAAGTCGTTCTGCTGCATATTGATTGACGAACTTGCGCCGATGCTTGCGGCACGCCCAACAACGAATCCGCGCAGCACGGAACTGGTGTCAATCATGCGGGGCCAGCCGCCAGTGTCCGCCATAAGCCAGCTGGCTCTGGCCGCAATCGCAGACGGCTCTGGGTCATATGGATTGCCGTTCCAGTCCAGCGGGTTGCCGGCTATCTCAACGTATGAAATCGCAAAAGTGGCTGGATTGACGGAAACCGAATATCGTCTGTTGTCGTTGTCGGAAATAAAGACTAATCGGAACAGTTCCGCCATCCGCTGCTGATCTGTTGGAAAGTCGTCTTTCGTTGGATAGTGAACCTCTGGGAATACGTCCGCCGTCATCACGTCGCCGGATGGGTCATATTCAAGCATTAGGAACGTGGCCGAATTCTGAACTCCTGCTGGAATGTTGATACGCCAGTTGCGCGTCGTTGCGTCAGCTTGCTCTATCGTGCATCCGCCAACTGGCACGCCGTTGGCCCGCAGCGTTACCTGCGAAGCGTCCACGGTGCTGGCGTCCACCGGACGATCAAATGTCAGCTTAAGCGACGTGATTTTTTCTGACTGCAACCGTGCGCGGTAATACTCGCGCGTCAACAGACCAGGCTGCTCAATTGCTGGGACGGCGCCGTAGTAGGAGTGCCCGCCAACTTGACTTTCCGGCCGGTGGTTTGCGTGCTTGGCATGGACCGTCCATGACTGCGAAAACGATTGGTCTGGATTGTTGCCGGAAAAATCATGGCACTGGGAAACAGAAAACGCTTGGAGCGTGTAAGTGCCGGGCGTTGCGCCAAGAGTAGTGGCGTTGACGCCATCCTGCTTTAAGAAGTTATTGACGCCGTCGAAAAACAATGGCCTCGGCAAAAAGCCGTCGGCTGATTCTTCGTCTGGGCAGCTTGGAGCCGCCAGCGGTTTTGTGGACGTAAGGACGCTATTAGGAACGACGCCGAGAGCAAAGATGTCATCCAAGGGAGCAAATCCGACGACAGGCTTTTTCCTGTCAATGACGAAGCTAAAAAAATCCTTGTTTGTCGGAATTGCAGTGCTTGGATAACCGTAAGAACCAGTCGGCGTGACTGTTACCAAGTACGATCCCTCGCCGCTGGTCGCGTCAAACAGTTGCTGCCTGGTCGGTGCTTGGGTTGGCGGTAGCGTCTCAACGCCATTGCACGAAAGCGAATAAAGCATTCCCGACCCGGCGTCTTGGTTGGCGGTATTACCGCGGTCGATGCCAACCAAATTTCCCTTGATGTACGGTGCGGACGTTCCGGTTGGGCCAGTGACTTCGTATTCGATGCGCGTCTGCGGCGCAAAATCGAGATATGTCGGCCGAAATGCAGCAGCAGTCCAGAAGCCTGCTGATGGCAATGCTTCGTCAATCGGCTGTCCGCTGCAAACAAAAGACAGCGAAACCGGATAAGGCCACGTTGGCCGTCTCTGGCTACCTTCTGGCAATAGAAGTCGATTTTCGGAGTTAAATTCAAGCCTGTGCGAAAGTGTGTAACCAGATGCCAGCGCGGGAGTTTGGTTTGCGCCGCCTAGTTGCTGTTCTTGGACATTCCATTTGTCTGCACTGGTGCCGTTGAACACTTCACGCCAGCACAGTAAATCCTTCAGCCCACTTAACGGCCGTTCCGTAAACTCACTAATCGCCGTTCCGCCACTAGACGCCATCGTTTGCGAAGCATCTAAAACAGACGGCAGATTGCCGTTTGGCGTAAAGGTGACAGACTGCAGCTGCTGGTGGACAACAGCGGACGACGTGAACGGGGGTGGCTCACCATCGCCTTTGTTAACGTAGACGGCGTTGCTCACTGAGCCGTCAAGTGCATGAACAGTCAGGTCATATGCCATCGTCACTGATTGACCGCAAAGCGACAGCGTGACGGCGCCAGACTTGGGAAGTGCCGCCAAGTCGTCTGGATACTCAATCGCATTGAACGGATAGGCAACTGTCCACAGACTCGGAAACAAAAGCGTTCCCAGAGATATGCCAGGCCCGTCCAGCTGCGTGAACGTGACGGATGATTCACAAAACACACGGTCATCTATAAACGAATTCCACCCAGGCTGGCCCTGCATTTCGATTGGGCCGTGTCCGTCAACGACAACAACGGTGCCAGAAATATTGTCGGCCCACGTTACTAGCTTGGTTGTTGTTGGGTCAAAGGTTCCTGGGCCGATCGGATCAAATCCTCGAGTCAGCGGAAGGCCAGCGCACACGCAACAAGTGCAAGTCACATCACACCAGCGGCAAATTTGTCATCACCCGTGCCAGACTCTTTCCACAGGAATCGCATGTCGCCGCACGCTGCGCTGATCAACTGCGTAACGTCGTTATTCCTTGAGCGTGCGTACTTGTGGTCTGCGTCCACAATCTTGACCTTGCAAGCAAATCTTCCGCCGATTGCACATCGCCCGATCTTGCCTGTTTCAATAGGCTCGACGGCAACGGCAAACGGCGACAGGCCGTTAGGCATCAGCCCAGACAGCACCATGTTCTCGCCAAACTGCGAAGGCTTCTCTAAGTCATTCAGCACAAGTGGCGATCCAATTCGCAGCACTCCAAACTGAGGCACCACTATCCCAGAGTCATTCCGCAAAAGGATGATGTTTGCCGCTCTAGCACCGGCTGCGTTGTCGCCTGCCTCATTGCCAAGCACAGACCCAAGCACGACATCGGCGGCATCCTGCGCCCGGTTCCACGCCCGTGCAGACACGGCCGAGGACAGCCGCTGGCCTTTTTCAATGCGGTAGTTGTTGCCAGCCATTACGTCGTGCCAATGCCCAAGTCAGAAAAGTTGGCTTCCCGATAGACCTTGTTGACGTATACAGCTTTTGGGTGCTGCAGCAACGCATCGCTATCTACCTTGGATTCATAGCGCACCCACAAGTATTCGTGGCCGTTCTTGGTAATGCCGCTGATGTTTCCAATCGTCATGGCCGGCATCGTCTGCCCTGCGCCAGCGTTTGGTGAAGCCACGAATTTGAACGATAACGACCACGGGCCGAATCCTTTTTCTTCATCCCATTCATGCGATCCGCTGCAGCCCATAAATAAAACTTCGCCCGTCGCAAACGTGCGAAAAGCATTGTTGTTCACGGTGCCGGTGAGGCCGGCAACAGTCTTGATGTATGCAGACGTGACGTACGCATGTGGAACGTCATAGTTTTCCGTCCACGTCAGCTGCGGCACGACAATATCAACACCTGCCACGCTGTCGCCGTCCACCCCAATTGCGCCGCTCATGTTGCTTGCGTTTTCTGGAAAACGCTTTTCAAAGTCTAGGGTCGCACCAGCGCCAATCGCCTGGCACTGCGTGATGTGCTGCGTGCCGCCGGAAGTGTCAAACGACCGCGACCGCTTTAGCGGATCTTTCTGGGTGTCATCATCCGCCCCCATCTTTTCGTAGTTGACGGTGACTTGCCACGCCTTGTCACCGAGATACGAAAGCGAATAGCTCTCTGCTCGAAGGTTGACGCTGGTGCCTGGGTATTGCCAGTACGGTTCAAGCGTCGAAATGCGGTTGTTGGCATCTGCGTGCACCGCAACGTCGTCGTCGGTGCCGAAGACTTTGTACGAACGCTGCATCGTCGCCGTGGACTTCTTGCCCAGGCGATAGATGGTTGCGGACCGGGAATCGCCGTCTTCAACCCACGTCAGTGCCATTACTCAGCGGCCCGTGGCCCGCCCTCCGCTGCGATTTGTTCCGTAGCTGCCGCCGTGCGTTCCGCAGCCTTTAGCGTTCGTTCCGCAAGACTGCTGCCAAAGCCCATGCCGCCAAGAGCCATTGATGAGAACGTGCCTGCCACTTCTGCTTTGCTTCTGGCGGCATCTTGTGCGCCGGCGTTTGCGCCGCCTTGTGCCGCAGCCTGAGACGACTGCGCGTTCACAAGGTTTTTAGTTACCCGCTCCTGTGCATCCTCTAGCGCCGCCTCAATCGTGCTGGCCTGCACGGAAGATAACCTGCCGTTTGCGTTTAGTGCGTCAAACTCGCCATACAAATCACGCAGCTGGTCAATGGACGAAGCGCCTTCAATGTCCGACAGCAGGCGCGAGAACTGGTCGTTGCGTGCGCGTGCCTCACGCTTGCCCTTCGACTTTCCCGTGACGGCAGATTCCGCAGCTTGCGTTGCAGCACGCCGCTCGTCTGCCCTTCGCTTGTTTTCAGCAGCGCGCTGATCCTTCGTGGCCTGCAAGTCCTCGCCAATAGCATCGACTCTGGCTTCCCTCTGTTTTTCGGCCTCTTTGTTTTGCTGTGCCGCAGTTGCCATCCTGCCTTCAACGCCAGGCCGTTCCTGCCGCCTCTGTTCAGCGCGGGCGGCATTCTCGTCCTTGATCGCCTGCACGCGCTGTTCAGTGTCCTTGGCGCCCGTAATAAATCCTTGAATTCGCGCCCATGCAATTTGAATTGATCCAACAAGCGTGTCGAACGTCACCATTACGGCGTTCGCCACGTTGTCGAAAAATCCCATGATGAACGCACCCATGTAATTCAGTATTGCTGCGGAATCCGTGTAGATTTTGTCCCACGCTATATAGATCCCGGCGCCAATGTCACTGAAAATGTTTTGAAAAAACGTGACCCACGAATCAACGTAGGACATGAGCGCTTCGACGCCACGCAGCCAACCAGCCAAGAGCCCGGCCCAGAGGATGTCCATTGCCCCAGCCAGATCGCCTGCGGCAATCGCTTCGTATATGCCGTCAAATGTCGTGGTTGCAGTGGCGGCAAGATCCGAAAAAACCACAGACGCATCTGATGCTGCGGTAGTCAGCCCGCTGCCAAGAGCCTCCGTGATACCAGCAAATCCACCTGCGGCAGAGATTGCTGCAGCACCAGCAGCGCCAAGCAGGCCGAGCAAAATCAAAAGCGGAGCGTTTGCAGCTACCCACGCTGCGCCACTGGCGACAGCAGACGCAATGGATTTAACTGAGTAGGCGACAACGCCAGCAATCGCTTTGTAGAAAGACATGCCGACAAAAGAAACCGCACTGGCAACGGCACTCAATGGGGCGATCACTAGGCTTGCGGCCTTAAATATTCCACCCATAGCAAACGACGCCACCTGAAGCGACAACCCTAGACCAGTCAGCACGCCGCCAATGGCAATCGTCGCCACCGCCAGCTTGGCAAACTGGGCCACGGCTTCTTTATTGTTGGTGACGAAGTCCACAAGGCTGCGCGCTAGCCCTTCAACAAACGGAATGACGGAAGCCAGCGCGGGTGCAACAGCGTCAGATATCGCAATCGACATCCGTTCCAGCGAAGCCCTGATGTTGCCCATGGCGCCGGACAAGCCCGACATCATTGCCTTATATTTTTCGCCAACCGGCAGCGCTGACGCCATGCTTGCCTGCATGTTGGCAAAGCCTTCTGTGCCGGCGCTCGTCAATATCGAAGCCGCACGAATGGCGTCAGCGCCGAAGATGCGGCGAAAAATGTCATCCTTCGCCGCCTGGTCCATTCCCGCCAGCGCCCCGTTGAGCGTGCGGATAATCTCGACCATCGGTTTCATCTTGCCGTCAGCGCCACGGAACGCATCGACAGACAGGCCGAGTTGCGCAAACGCGCCGATTGCTTCGTCTGCTGGCGCCATCAATCGCATCAGCATCGTCTTGACGCTAGTGCCGGCATCGCTGCCCTTAACGCCGTTGTTGGCAAGGATGGCGAGAGCCGCCGACAGATCGTCAATCGACTGGTTCGCCAGCGCCGCCACGGCAGACGACATTGAGAACGCTTCAGACATCTGCGCGATAGACGTGCTGGATGCGTCAGCCGCAGACGAAAGCGTATTAGCAGCCTTCTCGCCACTGATGCCAAAGACGTTCATGGCGTCCGACATCACAACGGACGCCTGGCCAACGTCCATTTCGCCAACCTTGGCGAACTCTAGTGCGGCCTTGCCAGCACCACCTAGCACGGCGTCAAGGCTCATGCCTGCCTTGAGCAGTTCGAGCATTCCGGCTGCGGCCTCGGTCGGCCCGACGCCGAGCGCCTCCGACATCCCCATTGCTGCCGACTTGACCCGATCCAGTTCGCCCTGCGTTGCCCCGGTAGATGCTTTGATGGCAAGCAGGCGATCTTCAAACCGAGCGCCGGCGGCAACTGCCGCAACGATTGGCGCCGCCATGCCGGCGCCGATGCCAGTGAGCGCAGCGCCCGACATTGACAGGCTGCGGCCCATTGTGCCGACAGCCTTATTCAATTTGCCGAGCGCGGCAAAGAACTTTCTGGGATCTGCCCCGATCTCAACGTAAACCTGGCCAGCACGTACCTTGGAAGAACTCATACGTATTTCTGCCAGTCTTTACCGAACAGCCGTTTCAGTTCTTCGGGCGATGCCTCGCGCGCCTTTGGCTTCTTTGCGAACGGGTTGAACTTTCGGGGATCGGCTTTCGGTGCGTGCTTGTCTTTGTGCAGGTTGACTTGCTGGGCCAGCAGGTTGGCGGTGTGCCACCAATCGTTCTCTAGGCGGCCGTTTCTAGCTGCGATGAGTTGTCGGAGGGTCCACCTGCCTGGATGGACTCCGATGATTCCAGCGGCTTCCCAGACGGCATCCCAGATGCTGCGTTCGTCAGCGTCTCCACTGTCACGCCCGCCATCTGCGCCTCCGCCCGACCGAGCATTTCGGTTTGCACTTCGTCCATCTTGCTGCCGAGAAGCCCGACCATCTTGCGGAGGCGCTGCGGGAAAAAATCGACAAGCTCGGCCTCCAAGGCACGCGAAGCCGACTCAAGAGAATCGCCACGCAGCCCGTCTAAGAATTCTTCCTTGGACAACTTCCGCTCCTCGATCTGCTTCACCAGCATGGCGTAAAGGATTTCCCCCAACTTGGCGAACTGGCTCCGAAGCACTTGGAACGTCTGCGCAATTGACCCGGCGTCCACCAGATCAAACGGCACTTGCTTCCGTTCGCCTGTGTCATCGTCGGCCACGTCAACCGTGACCATGTCACGAACACGCAGCGCCGAAGCGACCGTCAACGCCAGCCGCCACGGGCGGCCTTCATCGTCCTTGAACTCGCGCACAAAGCCTCCGCTAGCTAGTTATCGCAGCCCGCCTTTTGTCATTCGCGCTTCAATCGTGAACGTCGCCACGCCGTCTACCGGGCAAGTCTCTGAAATGCCCGTGACGACAGCAGGAAACGACCAGCCGCCAGCGCCGCCGGAAACCGTGATTTCGTCGCCGTCTTCCAACGTCGCAAACAAGTCGGTTGCATCCGCAGAGTCGTTTAGTTCCACGGACACAGATGCGTCAAAGCCCGTCGAATAGACGGACGAGTACCGCGACCCAAACTCGTTTATTTCAATGGTCCGCGCTGACTCCGTAAACGTCACACTGCGAGCGCTGACAATGTTGCTGCCAACTGAAACGGTGCAGTCTTTGCCGAGCGTGATGGCCAAGGATCAGAACTCCTTGGCAGTCACCGAAAACGTCACGGCGCCGTCAATGCCGATGTTCTCCGTGACGCTCATGACCTTCCAACCGCTACTGGCGTTTGCCTGAAGGTCAGCAATCAAACCGGTCGCGTCGTGGCACTCAATCTCCCACGTCTTCGTGGTGAACCCTGCCGTGGACATCTTGTAGCCCGGCGCCCCGGTGCTGCCGCCGATGTTGTCTCGGTTGCTGATGTCGATCGTTTCGCATTCCTCGGTGTAGGTGGCAGAAATGATGTTCGTGCCAACCGGAGGCGCTGTCTGGTCCTTGCCGAGAGTGATGGCCATGTGCTGTCCTTAGTGTGTGGGTGCGTGTGTCTGTGCTTGTCAGTCGTCCAAAGTGCGAGAGCCGGAAACCGTGTACGTCACGATTCCGTCAAGCGGCTCCGACTGGGCAACGCTAGTGCATATGTAAGACGCATTCCCCGTCCCGGTGCCAGTGATCGTGAACACGTCGCCAGCCTCGACGCCGGGATCGTCAACGCATTCAACCTCAATCGTCTGCTCGATCAGCGCCTTGCGGTACTTGCGCGACGAATCGCCAAGCTTGGTAACGTCCACTTCCGATGCGCTGGACGTGACGGTGCAAGACCGAGCGTTGGAAACGCCGGCAATCGTCACGTCTTTGCCGAGAGTAATGGCCATGTGTGCTCCTTGGTCGTGTGTGCTTGCAGATTAGGGCCAGCACAGCGAAGCGGCGTAGGGGGTGTGGCTAGCCTGTTTTCCGCAGAGCGTTCCGCCACTTTTCGTTCGCTTTAGCAACGGCCTTTTGCACAAGCCGAGCGCCCTGCATGAACGGGCGGGCCGGATAGCGGGCCGTCTTCACAATCGTGGTGGCTTCCCAGTTGCGGGAATGCCGTGGCTTTTTGTTGGTCCACACCAACAGGCCGTAGTCAAACTGGTTTGCCTGCGGCAGCGACGATGTATACCGGCCGCGCTCGTCGCGCCCTTGGCGGCCGTTACCTCTGCGGCGCAGATAAGCATTTCGTGCGGCGCCAACGCCAGTGCGCCATGCCCGCAACCGTAGCGTTCCGCCAAACTCATGCAGCTTGTTGAGCCACGGCGCCTTGGCGGCCCCGATCACTGCCGTCTTGCGGCTGGTGTCGAAATAGTCCTTTATGTCTGCGTAGGTGAACCGCTTCGGCCCCCACGATTTGATTGGACTGCCGGCAGACCGCGGCTTCCCGCTGTTCACCATCGTCAAATCTTTGTAGAGGCCACCGACAAACTCAACGATGGCCCCGGAATTGACCGCGCGCTTGCCAGCCTTTGTTTTCGCTGGTGGCTTTTGGCCAATGCCCTTCTTTGCAGCCTCTTTGATATTCAGCCCGGCCTTTATCAGACACGTCTGGTTAGTGGCATCCAGCATCCGGCGAACACGGGCGCGGTCAAAAAACTCGCTTTTGATCTTGAAGTTCAACGCCAACTTCAGATCAGTGGCGGCAGACCGTGACCGGCGGTTGCCGCCAATCTGGCCAGGTCTAATCCATGCACGGCTAGCACGCATGTGCGTTCACTCCGGCAGGTCGTCGCTTTCAAGGACGCGATAGGTGGCAACAATCGCCGCCCGCCAGACGTTTCGTTCACTCAGCGCATCGTCTGGGTTTAGGTCGATCGTGACCGTCTGCGGGCTCGTTACGCCCTCTGGCCAGTCCTCTATGTCATCGAACTGATGGGCCTTGACCTGGCGGAAAATGTCGTTTGCCAAATCCAGCATGTCGTCAACCTCTTGGTCTGTGTTGACGTGCATTCCGACAAAGACGTTGATTTCGTAGTCAATCTGCGTCTGCCGGCGACCGATGCGGGTAACGTCAGCGGACCCAGGCGTGACGTAGACCACCGGATGCGACATCGACTCCACGTCGATGGAAACCCAGTTCTTTCGTTCCACGGTCGTGGTGTTAATTTCCCACGTAACGGCGCCGAGGCTATCAGCTAGCGCGTCGGCAATCTGCCGCAGATAACTACTCACGCCGCGCCTCCTAGCGTCTGTTCCATGGCCGCCACGTTTGAGCGCAGGCGGGCGTCTTCCGGCCATCTTGCCAGAGCCTGCCGGGCGAACGTCAGTGCCTCTGGACGCCTCCCAAGCTCCCACAGCGCGACTGCCAGCAGGTCCATGGCGCGAGTACGTGCCAGCGGATCGCTGCAATGCGTGCCGATGTTTTCACAGCCAACTGCCCGTTCAGCACACGCAACAACCTTTGCCCATTCACGCTGCCTGTATGCCAAGAACGCCAGCCGCTCCCACGCTTCTGGCTCGTCTGGCGCTTCCGCAGTCGCCCGCACCAACCAGGCAGGATCGCCGGTTAGCTTCCACAAGATGCGGCAGGCGAATGCGCGTTCTGTCGCTATGCCGCCGTCCATCTGCAAATACCGCTCAAAGGCTTCCCGTGCCTCTGGCATCCCGGCGTAGTCCATTTCGCGTGCTAGATACCACTGCGCCCGTGCGTCGTGCGGAGCCTCGCACACGGCGATTCGCAACAACTCTAGGTCGGTGGTGTGCTTTTTCCCCTTGTCTCGAAAGTGGAAAATCTGCAGATCCGCGGTCATCTTTGTCCGTTTTTCGCCGTGCCAGCAGATCAGCCCTTCGTGCGTCGGCGCACTCCAACGAAACCCACGGCGGGCGTGGATGCGATCCGCAATGAACACCAAATCTTCCGTGCCATCGGCGGCCCATGACCAAACGTATTTGTAGAACAGTTGATTTGTGCCGTCCGTCCATTCCCGTTCAATCACGTCCCGCCAGCCCGGCGACAGCCGCTCATCTAGGTCCAGTCGGATGCACACATCTACGTCAGACGGCAGGTGGTAGAGCGAAAGGTTGTGGGCATCGTCCCAGCGCCACGGCACGACGTTCCCTGTGGCAACCGTCACGCCTGACTGCCGCAGCCGGTCAACCGTGGAATCAGTCGAGCCCGTGTCGGTGACTACTCGCACGTCGGCTTCGTCACACGAATGCGACCAGTCGAAGGCGTGCTTTTCTTCGTTGCGGGCCAGCGCGTAAACGCCGATTTTCAGACTCATAGGATCAGTGCCGATTGCCGCAGGCCATCGTCGGTGAACGTGGCCCGCCTGTTCCTGCTAGCGCAGAAGTCTTCCACGGCCCGCCGCACGCTGGCGTTGTCGCAATCATCCGCCAGGATCGCCGGAACGTCAGCGACCAAGTGCAGATCCGCCAGGGCGCCGGTGTAGGAATGGTCGCCGTCCACGTGCGCGAAATCCGCAGGCGGCAACTCCGTTACACCTCGAGTGTCGGCCCGCAGCAGCTGGGCATTGATTCGCCATTCAGCCACGATCCGCTGCCAGTGGTCCATGCACTGCGGCGAATCAGCGTCTAGCCAGCCGTCCACGCACAGCCATCGCGTGCCAGGGCTGGCCACGTGGAACGCCAGCAGCGAGTACCCGCAGCGGGTTCCGATCTCAATGCCGGTTTTTGGCTGGATAGCGGCGACTCTTTCAGCCTTGTGCTGGTAGTGCCGAAGCGACCGGGCGTCCAGCGCAAACCAGTCGTTTGGCATCCACGATTTCGCCAGTGCGTCAGCGATCTGCTGGTGCAGCATCCGCAAGCATCCCTTCCACGGCGCCGGCGTCTAGGCACACAAGCCACGCTTCCGCGTCACGCACGCCAAACGACGCCACTACGCTGCTGCCGGTGATCGCAAGACCAGCGGCGAACTCAATCGCCTGCCGCTCCCGAAACACAAACGGCAGCGACCACCGCTTGAGCGTTAGCGAATTGTCCAGCCACACCCAGCGGTGTTCGTAGACCCTGTGGCCGCCGTGCGCCACTTCGTGGATCAGCCCGAGCCATCCGCCACGGAATTCCACCAGCTGCGAGCCGCCGCGGAACTGGCTGGCAATGTGCGGAGCCGGTGACCGCCTGTGCATTAGATACGCACCCGGCAATGAATTGTCAGCGTCCACCGTGACCGTGTGGCCGGCGTGATTGGCGGCGTAAAGCCACGCATCCGTGCCTTGAAGCGGCATCCAGTTTTTTTCGTGCTGCTGCAGCGACAGGCAGTCCAGCATTCGCAGGCCGGTGAACTCGGCACGGTCAACGTCCAGATCGGCAATCCCAATCCGGCAGTCGCCGTTGAGCGGCGCCGCATCGCGGACCGTGGCGGAAACACCTAGACCCGTTTGGGTATGCCTCAGCCTGCAATCCTCGAGCCCCTCAACCGGATACTCGGTCCGGTGGTACTCCGGCCCGGCTATCGGCCGACAGTCTGCCACGGTCAGATCGGGCCGCAGGCGAACCAGAAGGTTCTGCGTGCGTATCCGGTCGCCGTCTTCTGCTGGCATCACATAGGCGCCATCAACGATGCGGTAGTTGCTGGAACGGACAACGGCCACCAGGCCGCCAGCGTCTGCAATCGTCGGATTGAACGCAGACCACCCGTCATGCGCCGGCTCAACGTCAAGCCGAACGAACCGGCACCCAGCCAGTTCCTCCAGCGGCTGCGTGTAAAACGTGCGGTTCACCCTGGTCTGCATTTCCATTTCCTGCGGCAGACCGGGCAGAGACAGCAGCCGTTCGCATGACCGGCGGCCGGCGTCCAATTCGCCTGCGTAGAAGGCGTGGACGCTCAATGCCGCTAGGTGCTGGATCATGGCGTGAAGGTCAAGACGATGTCATCGCCAGAGTCGGACAGCGACCACGTGCCGCCATCCAAATCGTTGTTGTTCGTGAACTCGCTGGCGTCGATCGTGAACTTGTTGGATGCGAACCCTGCCAGCGTACCGGCCGTGGCAATCGTGAACGACTTCGATGTTGTGTTGTCAAAGTTGGGAACGGCACCGGAGACGTTGCCGGAAGTCAGCCCAACCAGTTTGATCGTGAACGTGCTGCCGCTGGTGGCCGTGATCGACAGGTCATCGCCTGACACAACCAGCTGGGCAAAGCCGCTGCCGGCAGAACCCGTCCAGTTGTTGATTTGCCAGCGATAGGCGCCGCCACTGGCAAGCGTTAGGCCGGCTGAAAACGCTTGCGACCCAACAGGATCGCCGGGCGAAAGCGTGGCATTCGCGCCAGCTGTGACGGCCGAGGCAATTTCGCCGGAACCGGAAATCGTCCCGCTTGTGAGCGTCACAGGCGAAGCCAAGGCAATGGAACCTGTGTGCTTGAGAACTGCACCGGCGCCATTGATCACCACGGCCGCGGCAGTTGGAATGTCACCGCTGCTGCCGTCTATTTGCAGCGTCCCATAATTGACCGTTACCGTTCCGGTCGTTGACACGTCCCGTGTCAGCCTGACAGTGCCAGTGCTGCCAGACGATCCAACGGCAATGTCCACGTCTGGGTAGCCGTCGCCTGTGTAGTTGTTCCACACAGCGTCAAAGACAACCGTGCCGCCGGTAGCTGCCTGGAGCGTCACGTTGCGGCCTACGAGAATAAATGACGATGACGACCCGACCGTTGCGGTTCCTGACGTGCTTTCTCCACCGATCACGACGGCCTGGCTCGAACCCGCCCCGCCTGCTGGAATCTGAATCCATTTGGTGAGCGTCACGCCTGCGGCAACCAGCAGCGCAGCAGTACCGGATGCACCAGCAGAATCATCGCCAAGAATGACTGCGGACGACTGCTCGCCAAATGCGCCTGAACTCGGCAGCGTGTTTGCTCCCACAGCAATCGTCCCATCAAGGATTGACGTTGAGCCGCTGTAGGTGCTGGAGCCCGTTAGCCGCCACTTGCCTGCCCCTGACTTCACAAAAGAAATCGGGTTTGCCAGCGGCGCGATGCCAGCAAACGAATTTCCTGCCGTGCTGCTTCCACTAAGCGTCAGCGTTTTGGCGCCGCTGCCTGTGGCAGTCATTTGCGCCGTCAGGACCAGTGCGCCAGAGCCAGAAGCATCCAGCGTGGCGCCGCCACTGGTGCCTGCCATGTTGAACACACGGGACGTGGTGTGACCGCTGCCGGTGTAAAGCACGGTTGCCGAGCGGCTGGCGCTGCCGACGTTGATCGTGGCTCCGTCGCTGCCGTCAAAAGCTATAGAGGCAGGAACGACAAACCGGCTGAACAGACCGGCCTTGCCTCTCATGCGTCAACGTCTCCAACCAGCAGCCACGTGTCAGCTGCATAGAGGATCACCGTCCCTGCGGAATACTGATCGCGCAGCTTTGTGCCAGGCGTGGCGTTGACGGTCACGCCAGTTGCACCAGTTACCTGCACGGCGCCGACTCCAATTCTGGCAATGTCAACGTGCGTGCCGGTCGGAAAATCAACGTCAGCAGATGCCGGCACGATGACTTCGACGGGACCGGTGGCAACGTCTACGGTCACCAAACCTCCGGCGTCGGAAAACGCCAGCGTGTAACCTGTGGTCTGTGCGTTGATGGTCTGAGGAAGACCGAATCCGCCTGTAGGGCCTGTTACTGCTGGGCCGGTCGGTCCCTGCCTGCCCGTGGCGCCGGTCACGGATCTGCCCGTTGGTCCTGTGCTGCCCTGCGGGCCGGTCACTGCGGACGCCGGTCCTGTCGGTCCCGTGCTGCCCTGCGGGCCGGTTACAGTCGATGCAGCCCCCGTGCTGCCCGTGGCGCCCGTGCTGCCCTGCGGCCCCGATGGGCCGGTAACAGTCGATGCTGGCCCAGTGCTGCCCGTGCTGCCGGTAGGGCCGGAAGAAACGTCTACAGGGCTGCCCCATCCCGTGACGGCGTCCTTTGGACCGTAAAGCCCTTTGTTTGTCTTGTCTAGGTAGATGTCACCGACGTTACCGATGCCGCCCGTTGGCGCACCGTTGCCCGCGAGAACAGGCGATCCACCAGTTGGCAATGAGTAGAAAGGCATGACTAAATCCTAGACGTTGGTATTGAGATCCGGCTGTGTCTCTGGTGGCACGAACTCGCCGTCCGGTCCGCGCGTCGGGTCGAACGTGAAACCAATGCCGGCGTAGGTTCCGCGGTAGGGTCGGCCGCCGTACAGGTGAACGCCCGATCTCGTGTTATACGAGGTCCTGCGACAGGTCAGGTTGCGGACGCTCGCGTAATACGCTTCCCAGTCGGTGCCTTCGCCCTCGTCGTTGCCGACGATGACCTCGACAACGACGTTCTGTTCGTCAAGAAAAGCGTAGTGTGCCATTGTCAGCTCCACGAGACCGTATCGGTGCCAGCCGTGATCGTGACGGTCGTCAGTCCGCCGCTGGTGGCCGTGCTGCTCGTCAGGCCGGCGCCGATCGTGATCCGCAACGCAGAGTTGAACCGCAGGACGACGATCCCCGAGCCGCCGGCGGCGCCGGCTTGAAAGCCGCTCGTCGCCCCGCCACCGCCTCCGCCACCGCCGGTGTTGGCGGTCCCTGCCGTGGCCTGCGTTGTGCTGGCGGCTCCGTTGCCGCCGCCGCCGCTTCCGCCGGTTGACGTAGTAGACAAACCGTTCGCGTTGCCGCCGCCGCCGCCGCCGGCGTAAGTCACGCCGTCGAAGGCTGTCTTCCCGGCGCCTCCGTTCCCCGGCGCTCCCGGCGACGAGTTTGCGGCGCCGCCGACAGCCCCGGCGCCACCTCCGCCGCCGCCCCTGGCGACGTTGCTGGCGTTGTTCCCGTTACCACCAGAGTTGCCCTGCGGCGATGCGATCGACGCCGCCGCGGCCGTCAACGAGTTGCTCCCGCCGCAGCCAGACCCGCCGACAGACGCTGAAAGATTTGTCTGCCCGCCACCGCCGCCAACGGGAACGATGCCGTCGAACCGAGAATGAGATCCTCGCGAATTGACAGCGCCGCCTGCGCCGACCGTCACGCTGTACGAGGTGTTCAGCGTGATCCCGAGCGTCTGCTCGAGGAATCCTCCACCGCCGCCGCCGCCGCCAGAACCCGACGCGGTGTGGCCGCCGCCGCCGCCAGCGACGACGAGGACTTGGACGCTTCGCGAAATCTGCTCGCGGATGTCGCTGCGGCTGGCGAGCGAGTTTCCGGCCGTGCGGATCGACATCAGGTGATCTCGGTGCCGAAGAGGGAGAAGGCGAGGTTTCCGTTCCCGGCGTAGACCGTCACGACATCGGTCGTCGCGAGCGAAAGGCCGAGCGTGAGGATGGTCGTATCGTTCGCGGGAATTGAAACGTCGTAGGCCAGATACATAGCGTTTGTCTGCGATGCTCCCGCGGGCCTCGCGCTTACCCTGTACGTCGTGGCCGTCGCGCCGATGTTGGCGATCGTCAGCGAGGACACGACGGCGGACGTTGAGCTCGGCACCGTGTAGAGCGTCGTCGCCGTAGTGGCCGACGGGTTCGACTGTCCGAGGACCTTGTACGCTGCTGGCATATCAGCCTCCCATCAGGAGAAACGGGTGAACGAATTGCTCGACCGCCTGGCGGGCGTTGGTCGAGAGCAGAGCGTCGGCGAGCGTGCCGCTCGTGAGGTCGGAAGCAGACGATGACCCGCCGCCACCACCGCTTCCGGCTGGACCGGTTGGTCCGGTGATTGATTGACCATCAGCGCCCGTAGGCCCAGTCACCATTGACGCTGGGCCGGTCGCTCCCGTTGGACCCGTCACCGTCGAAGCGTCACCAACCGAACCAGTCGCGCCGGTTGGCCCGGCAACAGTGGATGCAGCGCCCGCCGCGCCAGCAGGCCCGGTTGGGCCTGTCACGGTAGAGGCTGCACCGGCGGCACCTGGCGCGCCTGTCGCTCCAGTCGGTCCCGTGACCGTGGAGGCAGCGCCGGCGCTGCCGGTGGGTCCGGTTGCGCCGGAAGACGGTGACGCGGGCGCCCACGCAGTCCCATTCCACGCCGCTACCTGGCCGGTCGTTGCGGAAGACTGCGTCAGCGCACTGAGCGGATGCGTATGGCTTAGGGGTGACCGCGAATCACTTAAGCGCGAGTCATTCCCACGGCAGGCTGTGCCAGTCGTGGTCCCGTAATTGACAGTGATTTTTCCGTTTGAAAAAAAGTCGAGCCCCGTTCCAACGATGACGCCGCCGAGGTTGTCGCCATCCGCTTTTGGCAATACGTAGGCTTCTGGAATCGTCGGCTTATTGCTTAGATCGTTGTACGAATTGGACGTTGCTACCGCTGCAAGCGCCGCAGTGTCCGGCGGAAAGACCGATGGCTTTCCCGTGATGTCGGCCCAGTCAGCAACACTGGCAACGGTGAATTCTGCCCACGTCGTTAGGTCGCCGCCTAACTGGTAGACCGTGTCTGCCGCCGTCACATAAACCAGCATCCCGGCTTCCCGCCTGGCGGACGGGATCGCATCGCGCTCCGTCGTGTCGGCAACCGTGCGGAAACCACCCTTGCCGTACTTCGCTTCATGTGAAGCATGGGTGTCCGTCGTGTCAAACGGCACCACTGGCCCGATGACGTTTGTCCCTTTGATCTCGCTCACGACACGACCACCTTTGCATTGCCCGTGATGGCGTAGGTCGAACGGTAGATCGTGTAGCTTGCGGCCGCCTGCGACGGGAACGTGATTGATCTAGTGGTGGATTCCCACGCAGAGGTGTACAGCCCGTTGACCGTGAACGACGCAGCGCCGAACGACGCCGGCAGAACGAAATAGATGTGCTGGCTGGCAGGCGTGAGCGTTCGAGCCTGCCCGTTGGCGCCAGCCAAGTCGCTCGAGAACAGGGAAACGATCTGCTGGTCGGTCACGGTCGCCAAAGCCGAAACGCCCCAGTAGCGTTGCTTGAGCGTGGGCAGCGCCGCGGAACTCTTGTCGGTGGCGATCGTGTGGACCCGCACGCAATTGCGGAACGGGTCGGCATACCGGAACACCGGCATCCCCGAAGGGCTCGTCACTTCATACGTCAGGTCAACGCCGCCAATCGTCTCAACGATCGTGTCGTGCCGCAGTGGCTCTCCAAACGGCAGGCTGGAAGCCTTGATGATGAAATCACGGCTCTGCCAGACTTCAATGACGCCCGATTGGCTTGCGGCCTCAAACGTCGAACTGCCGACCGTCGCCCGCACCTGCGCGTAGCTGTTGCCACGGTGGTAGGTGCAGAGACTGGCCGCAGAATCCGCCAGCCGATTGGCTAGCCACGCCGCGCCGGTCTGGAGAAGGTCGGACACGAAGCACCTTAGTGCGCAATGCCCCCGAGCCGCGCGGCGAGCGCAGCGGCTACGGGGGCTTGCGTGGGATCGAAACTAGCGGTTGATCAGCACGTGCACGCTGGTATCGCCAACCACGCGGGCCTTGGCCAGCTTGCCGGCGGCAACGCCGGTCGAAGCGTGGGCAACGCCCGAAGTGGCGTACCAGTTGATCTCGCTGCCCTGCGCGCCGGTCGCACCGGTCGCACACGGCATCTCGAACACACCATCAACAGCCAGAGCGCCAAGCGCTCCAGCGGCGATCGGGCGCGGAGCAACCGCGACCATCGCGCCGATCACGACCACGTCACCAACCGCAACAGCAGCGGCCGGCGTGTGGTCAAGCAGGCAACCGTCAGCAACATAAGAAGCCATTAGAAAACCTCGCAGGAAAAAAGTGTTTGTGGATAGTCAGGTTGCCGGGCGGGCTTGGGCTCCCGCCCGGCAACTCCGGTTGATCTGTGGACTACACGTCCATCTTCACGCCGCCGAGGTACTCGGCCTTGGCCACGCCAAAGTCGAAGTAACCACGCATCTGCACGCCGAGCGTGTTGAAGTCGGCTTCCGCCGTCTCCACGATCGGGCTTTGCACGCCGTTAAGGAACGCCACTTCCATCACCGGCAGGTCAGCCGGCGAGGCAAGCAGGTAGTAGTCGGCCGCGTTCGTCAGGTAGGCCGAGCCGACCACCTGATACCGACCGGCGAACACGTTCGTAGACGGCTGGCCACCCGTGGCACCGCTCTGGATCAGAGCGGAACCCATGATCTCGGCCGCGGTGATCTCCAGTTCCGGCGGAACCACCAGCACGCTGGGACGAACCGCGATGGGGTTGCCATCGGGATCGACCAACTTGCGGAACAGGTTGACCGCCTCTTTCAGACCGGCGATCGACAGCGCCGTGGCGCTCGTCTTCTTGTTGCCACGGGCCGTGGTGAAGAAAGACGAATCGTCAAGGAACGCAGCCCAGAACACGTCGTTGAGCTTCAACGCACCGCCACGGCCGATCCGCTGCGGAACAGCGGTCAGGGCGCCGAGGTCGTCGTTGATGAGGTCCGTGCGGGTCACGCTCGTCATAATGCCGTAGGTGTCGGCACTGATCGTCCGCGACTCGTCAGAAGCGGCAGCGTTCTTGAGTTCGCCGCCGTTGGCGACTTGCTGGAACTTGAAGCCGCCGTTCAGCCGGTAGCTGGTCACGCTCTTGAAGTCGTTGACCGAGCGCACCGCCGAAATCGACCGCCACGAAGATTCCACGCCGTCGAAGCCAGCCAACAGGAACTTGTTGACCGTCGAAGACAGGATGCCGGCAATCGAGTGGGTAGCCCACGCAGCCGCCAGAATCGGACGCAGCGTCGAAGCGGTCAGGCGGCGCGGGCCGTCATAACCGTTGGCCTCCGCGGCCGCCAGCAGCACTTCACCCAGCGTCGTGCTCCGCTGCACCTTGGCAGCGGCCTCGAGCGTCTGGGCGCTGTACGCCTTCTCGACGTTGGGCAGTCCGCCCTGGAGGGCAAAGGACGCCTCAATCACTTCCGCCGTGGGGGCGGTCTTCGTCGCAACGTGGACGGCCGGCGGAACCGGGCGTTCGTCGCGGGTCGCATTCAGCTGCTGCATGGCTTCGACTTTCTGGGTAAGGATTTCGATCTGGGCCTTGAGTCCGTTGGTCTCGCTGGCTTCGACCTTGGGGGCCTCCACGGCGGCGCTCGCCGTGGCTTCCACCGCAGCAGCCACAACGGGCTCCTCGGCAGGCGTCTGGTTGGCGTTATCCGCCATGGTGATCTCCTCGTCGGCTTCCGCCGCGATGGCAACGCTGGTCTCCGCGTCAGCGCCAAGGGTGACAAAAGAAACCTCACGGAGACTGGAGGCTTTGACGATGCGGACCGGCCCCAGATGGGTCTGCCCGTTGACGGCTATGGCGGCTTCGGCGTCCACTTTCTGGTGGCGGCGCACATCGGCGCCAACGCTGGCCTGCCACTGATATCCACGCTCTGCCAGCGCCAGCACCTGGCGGGCCGTATCGCTGTCGGCCAAGATCTCGCCTTCAACGATCAATTTGCCGGCTTCCACTCGGACGCTGTCGGTCTGTCCAAGGATGGAACCAAGGTTGTAGTCGTGACCCAAGACGATCGGCAGTTTCTGCTTGAACGACATTCCGGCTAGGTCGATCACGACCGGCTCACGGGACCAACCCTGACGAATCTGGGAGCCCGTATAGGCTTCGATCGAAAACCGCTTCGGCGCTGCGGCGGCATCGCCATCAGCGGCCGTCAGGAACGTCACGCGAGTATCCAAAGAGATTTTGTTCATTCAGCCAAACTCCCAGACGGTGTCGATGTCGTCCGCATCGTGATCGCCAATCCAGTTCATGGTGCCTCCACGGGATCGCCGTTTTGGTCCAGTTGGCCGCCGTAGTTCGTCTCCGGCGCTATGTCCACCATTAGTCCAAGTTCGTTCATCAGCGCGACTTCCGCAGCACGCTGCCGCAACTCGACATCCCACTGTTTGCCTTGCTTGGCGTATTCAGCCGCCAGCGTGGTGGTGTGCGTGCGCAGCCGCGTTTCAGACGCAGTGGCTTCCTTGGCAGGGTCAACGTGGTCTTTGCCGTCCCACTGCCACGACCAGTTCCATTCGCTGAACGGCGGCAACGCGCC